CGCAAGTGAAGCATCGGGGATTCGAACCCCGGACAACTTGATTAAAAGTCAAGTGATTCGGAAGCCTATAGTAGGCGTAAATACTGGTTTTTTTTGACGTCTCTGAGACACATTTGAGACATCTTGATTTTATGATACTAACACAAAGATGATACAATATCAAGTATTTTACAAAAAATGTCCTTGCTTCTATTATGGTAAGGACATTTTTATGGTAGAAATTCTCTCATTTCTATGTGCATCTATCCAAAAAAGAAAAGCCTTTACTCTCCTGAGGGGCAACTCGCGGGATTGTAAGGACTTTTTCTTATTTGAGGGATATATTTAATGTACCAGATTCTTTCCCATCTGTCACGCACTATCGTGCGAGATAGTACGACAGCATTCGACATCACAGGTTCTTTACAAGGACTGTGAAGCCTGCTGCCTTCAGCTTCTTCACCACCTTGTTGGCAGCCTTCTTTGTTCTGTAGGTGCCGACCTGAACACGGTATGGGACGGAGCCGGATACTTTGCGGATACTTGCTGAAAATCCTTTTTTCTTAAGCACTTTCACCATCACATCTGCATTTTCTTTTGTCCCATAGGCTCCTGCCTGGATGTAATACTTTGCTTTTGGTTGCGCCGGCGCAATTGTGATTGTTTTTCCCAGGATGCCCTCTGCGATCAGCTTTCCGTGAGCGTCCATACCAAGTTTTTTCGCTTTGGCATAATCGTCTGCAGAATCACAGAAGAAAGATTCTACCAGGACGGCTTTTGCCTTGGTCTTTCTGGTCCAGTACAAACCCGGACGTTCTTCGGCTCCTCTGTTATGCCAGACAGTGCCAAGCTTCGCGCTGATCCGCTGGGCTTCCGGAAGTCCGTTTGCATTATAGCAGTATGTTTCGCAGCCATAGGCAGAACCATTAAAGGCATTCAGATGAAGCTGAACGGACAGATCATAGTTCTGTTTATGCTCTTCTTCAATGAAATACTTGATTTCATCATTCAGGGAATGCAGCTGACCTTCCGGAGCAATACACAAGGTTGCCTCATGTCCTGCTACCTTAAGCCATTTGCACACATAGGGCGCCAGTTCTTTGTTGTATTTATATTCATTCACACCACCCTTGCTAGTACCATCTGCAGATGAGATGACGCCACCGCCATAGTTCGCGTGACCTACACAGATAAAATATTTCATGTTGAAATTCTCCTTTCAAAAAGGAGGTCGATCACTCTCCCTCGTCCTTTTTACCATCTTTATTAAGCATGTTGCGTAACAATTCATATAAGCCTGTAGACGCAAGCCCACTGATCATTCCTCCCAAGATCACCTCTGCATTAATTCCAGACTGAAGGTTAATCAGTATGGCAATAATAGTTCCCATACATAATGCGGAAAGCGGTATGTACTTGTTTGGGAATTTATCAAAAGCTGTTTTTAATACGAAACCGACCATAAGGCAAATTCCTAAGATAATAGGGTTAATGTAATCAAATAAAAAGTTAATGTCCATGATTGTTCTCCTTTTTCTCCTCTGGCATAGCCAGGATTTTATTATATAGTTCTGTTGCAACATCATTTCCACCTAGATTATGATATGCACTGTAAACCTTTTTGATTGACTCTTTTGCATATATCGGACAATATTCTCTGTCCGTATATTTGTTATAGTTGTTTACAATACTCTCTCTTAAAAGAGACTGAACGCCTTCTGCAATAGCATTGTTCTTTTTCTGTTCTGCTTTTAATCTGGTAGAAATATTTTTGTAGCCAGCTCCAAGCAATGCTGTGATAATTGCAAAAAGCCATTCAATCCAATGTGTCTGTATGAATTGTAAAACCTCCATGTATATCCTTTCTCCAGCACCCTGCCGGCACAATTTTGTAAAAAAATAAGACCTTATAACGGTCTCGCTCTAATCTCCATTTTATATTCCTCCATTTAGTTTTCTTTGAAATTTTTCATTTTCTCCAGATTATTCACTCTGAGATTAAGTTCTTGCATTGCTTTTACAACATACGCAATCATCTGTAGATTGTTGACGGATTTATAATATGGGTGTCCATCAACCTCTCCGCCTCCATCAACAAGATTAGGGTCGAGCTGTTCGAGTTCGTCTGCTATAAAGCCAATCTTGTATTTCTTATGAGAATCTTTTCGCTCAAAAGAACGAATTTTCATTGATTCTATAACTTTGGTAGCATTTTTTACTTCAGTTTCTCTTAAGTTATCTTTTAGTCGAATATCGGAAAGAGCTGTGCTGCATACCCTTCCGAGACTAAACCATTTCCACGATCCATCAAGTCTGGTTTGAATCCAAATTGATCCGGCGTACGAATCTCCGTGATAAATAAAAGCTCTGTTTCCGGCTACTTTCTCGCCGAGATATATTCCTACCGCAGTATTCGAACCAGAACCGCCCACATTATACCCAACGTAAATGTTTCCAAAATTTCCGTCAACTGCTAGTGGGATTATTCCATTGTTAGCGTTATAAAAGCTGAAGAAATTTTCATCACCTGTACTTGTTGCAGCGCCAAAGTGCCAGTCTACTGATCCTCTATTGGACTGATACTCGTAGGTTGTATTTATTATGTTATTACTCTGAATAAAACCTCCAATGGACATATTGCCAGTGGTGGTTATACCTTTCCCGTTATATGCCCGAATCCAATCGGAATCAGCCATATACCAGCCACCACCATAATCCTCGCTATACCATCCTGTATTACCACGCGATCTAAACCAATTAGATGCATATATGGTATCAGTATTTATATCTGCAGTCGCAGTTATTGTTTTTCCCTGTACTTTGCCAGGAGTGGTAATATCTCCACTGTATAAACTCAGACTACCATACATCGTGATTGTTTTATCGAAAAACTCGAACCCGGCACCACTTTGTATAGATGTTCCGGTTCCCATTTTTCCAAGTTTTATGGATGTTCCGTCAAAGTATAATATTTTCTGGCTGCTATTACCATTGTAAATAGAATAGGATTCATTTGCTGTCATTGTGTTTGCCACAATATCAGATCCGGATATTTTTCCACCTTTCAGCGTAGCTCCTGTAATTGAACCGGATGCTGTAATGTCCTGCGCAAAGATTTCATCTATATCCATCCTGCCGCCGGATATAATTGTTTTTTTACCATCTTTGTTCTTAATCACAAGACTTTCGGTAATCAATTCCGTAACGCGATCAGTCAGAATAAAATTTGTACTGGATTCACCTGACTCAACAAGCCAGGTGAATTTTTCCGCGGTTTGACTGGCTGTGGTTTTTATATTGTTCACCTTTTCATCATTTGTGCCCATATAGGATTCAACTGTACTTTGGAACCGCCCGGCAGTTTGAATGTATTCAGATGTATTTGTCTTGAATTTTTTATACTCTTCCTGAGCCTTATCATAATCTGTTTTAAACTCTGAAAACTTAGAGCTTACACCGCTGGCCGTCTGCTCTACTTCTCCCAGTTTGGAATACATCGTAACGCGACCAGACTGCAGTTCTGTAATTTCGTCCTCGGATATTATAGCGGATATCTTTCCCTGCACTATGGAGAAATTTGTTTCATTTGCCTGAAACCTTTTTAGGATGGCATTCTTGGTAAATATGGATACTTCTTTTTCAAAGCGCACACTGCCTCCCTCCTTTTCTTTTTTGGAAAAATTCATAATAAAAGACACCGCTTGGGTGCCCTTTAGCATGAATTCTTCTTTTCTGCATACAAAATAGTGATATGGTTGGTAAAATTCACGCCTTAAGCACAGATTGTGGATATTTATACTTTCGAAAAAGTGCAGATGCTGTAAGTGTATTTGGTACTCTTAAGGTCATCAATCAAAATAATATTGACGATTATAATATTGGTGAAATTCCAGACTTTCTTAATCCTAACTATGATTATGCTGTCTTGAGCGCCATTACAAATTATATTCCATATATTCCTGTTGGAACATTATGGATATATAGAGATGGAAAAATAAAACTATATCATAATGCCGAAAATACGGATATTTTTGTATTTGGAAGCTATATTATTGACAGGAGCTAAAATACATTAACTTATTGCTATTTATAATGTTTTCCAAGAATTCCATCCAGATGTATCAGTCTTTGTATTTCTGTAAAATATTCTTTCCGTGTTGCCAGGAAATATAATTTGAAAACATCTGTAATCTGTTTTTGCGAGAACCATCATAAAACAATTCGTGATATTTTCTCCTGGTTTGTTATCACTCTCCGATTGATTTTTAGGCCCATTAATATAATATAAGCCAGTTTTCGTAAATGAGTTATAATCAAAGGTAATATCATCAATTGTAGTTACATTTCCTATTAACGACTCACTATTTTGTTTGCTGGAGATTATGGGAAAAAGTAGCTTCCTTACCATGATACCGATTATACTTGTGGTAAGGAGGTGATACTTTTATGACAGAAAATTTTATTAAAAATGTAGTAGCAGCTATGCAGGACAGCTTAACAGATGAACAACTACAGAAACTGGAAAACGTATTAGCAATTAATCTACATGGATTGGAAGTAAAAGAGGAATGTACACAATTAGTAACATCAGAGCGGCATTGGGAACGAATTCTGAAAATGTACATAGCCAGTAAGCGCTTAGAAAATTGTGCGGAATCTACTCTGATTGCTTACAAACGGTGTATTTCAATGTTGTTTATAGGACTGAATAAGAAAATCCATGAGATAACGACTAACGATTTGAGATATTATCTAGCCATGTACCAGGAACAAAGAAAGATTTCTTTGTCATATTTGGAGACTCTTAGGCACTATATAAGCAGTTTCTTTACATGGGCTACGGATGAAGGCTACATCAATCGGGATCCTTCCAGGAGACTGCGAAGGGTGAAAGTACCTCAGAAGCTTAAGAAACCATATACCGCAGAAGAAAGGGAACATCTTAAAGATATAGCCAAGACAGAACGAGACGTAGCCATCATGGAGCTACTTTACAGTACTGCTGGGCGTATTGGAGAGGTAGTATCAATCAATCGCGAAGATGTTGATTTTCCTAACCGTGAAATTGTGATATATGGACAGAAGGGAAAGAAAGAGCGCAAAGTGTATCTTACGGAGGGGTGCATATATCATTTGAAGAAATACCTGGCAAGCCGAACAGATGACAATCCAGCTTTATTTGTTGTAGATCGGAAACCTTATAGCCGACTGCAAAGGGAAGCGATTCAAACAATGTTACGCAAGCTTGGAATAGAAGCCGGAATACATGCACATCCGCATAAGTTCCGGCGAACACTGCTTACTGATGCAGGAACCAGAGGTATACCGTTGCAGGAGATACAAGCCTATGCTGGTCATGCCAAACCAGATACAACAATGTTATATGTATCAGTTAAAGATGAAACAGTGAAAGCTTCATTTATGCGATTAATGGCATAAGGCAACTTGCAAATAGGCGAAAAAATGGCCAGCTGAAAAGGTGGCTTGGGAAAACACTGTCTGTTAAGGATTGGATAGACATTTATAGCGAAAAGGAAGGCGGCATATAAAATAGTGAGTCGTTAATAGGAAATGTAACTACAATTG